GTCTCCCCCTGCGTCGTGCTCGATGAGGTGGTCTGCTTGTGTGGCTTTGTTGCCACAGCCCCAGTAGCAGTCTGGGTTGCCGTCTAGTATTGCTGCTCTGTTTGTTCGGTACTGCTGGGTTTGTTTCCTGTTGCCTGCCATAGGCGTGATGCTACTACCGCCCTTGGCTTCGCCTGCGGTTGCTTTCGTGTGTGTTACAGAGTTTCGGGTGTTTGTGCCCCCCACATTTCACAGCTGTGTGCTGTTGGCTGCCGGACTGTTTAGGGTGGAACACCATACGCCTTTTGTGTAGTTAGGGAACTCTGCACTGGCGACTTACCCCAACAAACTTTCACGTTAAGTCATCTCGGCTGATTGGGTGCGCCAGCTCTACCCACGTTTCCGTGTGTGAAATACCAACAGAGTGCAATTCCCTATGTGGCCTTGGTTGTGATCAGTTGTGTGTTGGCTACTTGCGCATACCTTGAATGATGGCTACACCGATGGACAGTAGCAGGGCATACCACGCCAGTATCAGCATGATGCCAGCCTGTGCTCAATCTCCTGCAGTTGCTCGGGTCGCCAAATGTAGCACTCTGCGTGTGGGTTCAGTATCTCGAGCCAACGCTCCTGTGCCGGTGTCGTTCTGCCTTTAGCGCTTTTCAGCTCGGCGAAAATCAATCCCTTGACTTTATGACACAAGACGAGGTCGGGAAAGCCCACCGCGCCACTAGTAAGCCAACGGCCTTTAGCGGTCTGTGTAGGGCTTGCATGGTGACAATCCCAGCCATGGATATAAGCCAAACTTTTGACTTGCTGCAGAAATGACGCCTCGCTTATCGGTGTCATTTTTTGTCTTTGCCAAGCATGAAGCCACACATGAACACCGCGCTAAGCATGATGACAAGGCTAAATAGGTCAAGCATTACAACCAGTTCCTAGCAATCCAAATGCCAATGTAGGAACCAACGACCAATTCACAAAAGTAAACAATGCGTAATACAATTGATTTCATTAAAACGGCTCCTCAGGCGTGTCGTAGCTAGGCGCTGGCTGTTCGCCACTTTTGAGAGTGTCAATGTAAGCACTAGCTTCGCGCTTAGTCATGGCCTGCAGGTTCGCTGGTGGCACTTTGCCCATTGACTTACAAACAGCCCTAATCATGTTTTGCTGCTTATCGCTAGCAAGGTTGCTGAACTCAGTTACTGTCGTGTCGCCCTGCATACGTTGTACCTTGCCCATTTCCTCACGGCTGGGGCGCTTACTAAAGTCAGAGCCACTAAGCCCGGCATTAGCAAGTGCTCGACCTACTGCGCCAGTCTCACAATTCTCTAAATGGCTGGTTTTGTTTACGTTGCCTTGGCCGCGTATTTCTTCTGCCCAGCCAGTAGCAATGATTTCACCATCTAGCCACAGCTCGCATTTGAACACGGCAATGTCAGATAAGTAATGCACTAGATCAGTAATGACCCGTGCATCAGGGTGAGCCTTGAGAAAGCGGTCTAGGCGGCTGGCTACTGGTTCGTAATCGTCAAGGTTAAAAGCCACGAGCGTGCTCGCTTTCAAGACGGCTAATCTCTGAACGCACATACTCAAGATGCATCAGCAACTTAGACACCTGCTTTTTAAGGTCTCTAATCTCCACGTCTTTTTCGTGCAACAGGTCTGCCATGTCGTCATTGTGTGTGTACTCACTCATCGTCAGCCAACTTCACTGTGCTCAGATAGTTCAAGCCTTTAGATGGGCCACTTGTATTAAATGACGGGTGCCAAGAGTCTCTTACTTTTTCGGCAAGTGTCGGTATGGCATGAAGCGCACCCACAGCTTCTAGCACAACGCTTGACTCCTTGAAACGCAACTCGAGAGCCAGTGTGTGGCTCAAGTTGGTTAGTTTGGCGATGAGTTCGCCTAGTGATGTTTCCATTGTTTTTCCTTTGTTAATTGCAATTTCGTTTCCATCTTTGCACATCCTTGTGACGGGAATTGCAGATGAACTTTTGTAGATGTTTTTGCCCTTTAAGACAGCCCCAGCCCCAAGGCCCGACGCGCCACACCTTGCGGCCTGAGCGTTCCACGTGGCTCTTAAAAGCAATGGCATCAGCCACCTTGACCTGCTGTGCCGGGGTTAATCCCTTGGCTGAGTTGTAATTAGACCAAGTGCGGAAAGTCTGGCGGTTTATCCCCAGCCCCCCTGTGTATGACTTAGTGCTGTGTTGCCAGTTGCCACCAGTTTCGCATTGGGCTAACTGATCGTAGTAAGCGTCAGGCAGTACGCCCTTGTATTTGGCGTGTGAGTTAGCAGCTGCACTTGCGTGGGCTGGGGTGGATAGGGCAAGGATAAGCGTTAGTGCCATGAGTTTCTTAATCAACTCTCTCAACTTCTGTAGGCGGCCCCCATGAGTGCCAAGACTGCGCACGCGTGCACACTTGGGTATAAACAATCAGGCCTGTGGACAAGTCTGTAAAGACCTGCACCATAGTTTTCTTATCTTTAGACCTTAGAGCCACATAGCCCCATGTCGGTATCATGGTCGGTTCGCCATCATCTTTAGCCAAAGCCAGCAAAAGACCCATCCCATAATGAAACTGTAGATGAATTGGGTGTCGGTCATGCCAAGCCCCTCACCATGTCAAAGCCAGCCTGTGTGATAGCGCACACAATCGCCTGAGAGCCACTTGAGACGGCTCTACGGATGCCTAAGTCCTGTATTAGACCCATTGTGCGTAAATCGCTACAGCGCTTCCAGTAGCCCCTAATTTCGTGGCCAGCTAGTGCGGCTCTCATGCCTGCTTCCTCATCGGTGAGGCCAAGGGTGGCTGTGGCGTACTGCTCGAGTAGCAAAGCCCGATGGCTGCCAACCCTGATGGGTGAGACTTGCCTAGACGTTTCGGGGTCTGTTGCCCTGAATAGTGGTAGTTCCTGATATGTCATGTTTCCTCTGACTTTCTTTGCCCTTTGAGTGGCTGGTTGTCACTTTACACAAAATGCGAAGTCGGTGGTGGATACCCAATGGAAACAAAGTACCCACCACCTAGCCCCAGCACTGCTCAAACAGTGGCTGGGAATCCTATTTTAAGGCTCTGAATTGTGCCTCAAAGTGCTCTGGTTTTTGGTCAGCCAGTTCAATATGCAGCCAATTTGGTGAGCCTTGATACGAGCCTGCATTGTCATCTGCTGTGTAAACCTTGACACCTTTTTTACCTTCACCCCTCGAGCAGCGGTACCCAGCGCCATAATCGCCATACGCGTACCAGTGCAGCTCACAAAGCCCAAGCGCTTTACTGTTGGCTAGGAACCAGTCCCAGATCACACGTGCTTGTGCTTCGTCTTTGTATTTCAGGTCTGCTGCATAACCAGTGGCGTGCACTGATAGCCCGGCATTGTTTCGCATAGGCCTATTGGCGTAGGTACCAAGTGACGTCATGCCCCAGCGCGCTTTGCACAGCTCTACCAGTTTGCTAGTAACTGGCTGTGTGCCTTTGCCGTCCCAAGATGGGTAGTAAGGGTAAACGCGGTTGGTCATACTTGTGGGTCTTTAGGTTTATCTTTAAGGCCGTTACCAGCGAGCAAGCCAATGAGGCCACCGGACAAGGTAAGCAACATACTGCTCAGCACTGAGATTTGGGCTGCGTCTAGTTCGGCCATTTTTTCGGGCTGGGTAACAAACAGCAGGCCGTAGAGAATTGTAAACACTGAGCCTACGAATGAGAGCGTTAAGCCGATTGCCACAATCATTACAATGCGCGCTTTTATTTCTTCGTTGCTGTGTCTGTTGTCTGGTTTCATCGGCATTTGGCTCCTGTTGCGTATCGGGGTGCGGTTGTGGTTTCGGGTGTTGATGATGCTGTAACGCTTGATAGCGCTTTGTTTTTTGTTGGTGGGCAGTTAAGGCGTTCACGGTCTGCACATGCGGTAAGTGAGCCTAAAAAGACCAATAGAATTAGGCTTTTTCGCATTAAGCGCTGATTTCTACAAGCAGCAACGACGAAACAGAGCTGCCGAAGTTTGTTTGGCAGGTGCCAGTTGTGCGGTTGGATGCATAAACGGTGTAAGTGGTTGCTGATGTTGTTGCAGGGCTGTCAATATAAAACGCGTCAAATTGTCCGTGTTGGCGTTGGGTGTCATCTGTGCGTAAAAAGTCAGAGCCAAGTTGCGCAATGCTTGCAGCGCCTTTCCAGAGTTGGAAGTTAAGACCGTTGCCTGCTGTGTCTGTTGCTTTGTAACAATCCGCAACATTGACAAACACAAGGATTTTGTTTGTTGTTGCTTGTGGCGTAATAGAAGCGCTTAATCCTGTGCTGACATACGTTGTGTTTGGCACCGAAACATTGGCTGTGTTTGTGTCTGAAATAACCTGCAAAACGCGAAACGCGCCCCTCAGGTCATTTTGCTGGGCTGCAGT